TTTCTCTGCTAACTAAAGGTGCTGCGGCAAGTGCTAAGAAAGAAAGTTTTTTATTTTTACGAATGAATCCAAATATTTTTGGAATGCTCATTGCAAGTGCAACAATCATTCTCGTTACACCTTTCAATAATCCACGAACTAATTTTCCAAAACCAGTTCCAAATAAAATGTAAAGTCCTGCAAGAGCGGGCCAATGGTCTGTTAAAAATTCTATAAATGAATTAAATTTATTTTGATTCTCCTTATCACTCATCCAATCCATGAACTTGGTAAATGCTCTACCAAGTAATGTGAAGAATACAAACCTCCAGATACGATCAATGATTGCTTGAAATGGAGACAACATCTTTTTAGTTGTCGATACAATTCCAGCAACACCTTTTTTAAATCCTTCTAATGTTGATTCTCTTTTTCCTCTTTTTTCTGTTTCTTTTTCTTTTCTATCTTCGTCTGCTTGTTTTTGATCGAACTTAAACTTGGATCCTAAAGTTTTAAGAATAGAATCTAATGTTTTTTTAATTCCAATAAAACCACCACCTTCTCCCTCTACTGAAGTTGTAGATGAAGGAGCAAGTGCTAGAGTTTTCTTTGCTGGTCTTAATAACTTTGTTGTTGCTACTTTACTTGCAGTTATCTTTTCTTTCTTTGGACTAAATCTACCTTTCTTTCCACGAATTCTTTTTCTTTCGTTTGCAAGTAGTGCAAGTTCCTCTTGAGGTAACTTTTTTGAACCAGCAACAATTGCTTCTTTAAGGAGGGTTAGATAAGTATCATAATCGATGTCGAAAACATCCTCAAGACCCAGTAGCCTTAAAATTCTTTCATCGATTTTTTCGGATACTGATCTCATTTATCGCTGTTGTTGCTGGTGTTTGAGTTCTTCTTCTTCCAGATGCTGTTTCAACAAAATCACATAAATGTCCCTTTCCCAAGGCATCATATTTTCAATCTCTGTTAATGAATATTTATGATACTGCATCAAAGAAAAATTTAACCTGAAGTAACTCTCCAGGTCCATATGACTCATTCCTATTCGAAAAAACTTGAGAGACCCTCTAACGTCACTTCACTTTCAACTTCAGTCACTGGATTTTTAATTTTAATTTTATGAGATAGTTTAGGCATCGTCTCAAAGAACTTTTCAATCTCTTTGAACTGTGAGGAATTCATTTGGTCCAAAAACTCAACCAATTCTTTTTTAGTTACATCAGAAGTAGACCATACCTCATCTTCTGTATAAATTTTATCAATACAAGATGAGATCAAATCAAATGATTGATCCATTGTATTATCAGCAGAAAGATCAAAGTTACTCTTAATAAACTGATCAAGTGATGGATACTTCATTTCCATCATAATTGAATCATCAAGTTTAATCTGCTTATTATGGTCTGGATTTTTTTGAACTTTAATATCATCTACATTAATTTTCACAGGAACTTGAGTTTCACCATCGTCAGGACAGATGATATTAACCTCGATTTCCTCTCCCACTGACTTTCCGCGAATATTCAAGAAAAGAAATTCAATATCAAAAGTTGGAAGTGATTCTACTTTAATTCCTTTTGTCTCAATACAATTTTTAATAACAGTTTTAATCGCATTAGTAATCTGTTTTGTATCTTCAGACTCCAATGCAATGACTAGTAGTTTTTCTTCTTTTACAAGAAAAGGTCTGTACTTAATCGTTTGTCCAGTTGAAGGCAACTCAAGTTCATAAGTTGGCGTAGAAATTTTAGGTAAAGGCATAATGTCCTATAGAAGTTTCAGTGTGACTATTTATTATGTATTAATGAATCAATTAACAAGACCACCACTTCCTGGATTTATTTGACCAGGATTTAATCCTAAAGTTGCAGTGGGTTGAATGTTACTAATAGAAACTTGTGGATTTGTAAAGGTAGGATTTCCCTGAAAAGTTGTTGGAGGAACTGGAACCTTTGGAACCCCAGTAGCTGGCGTTTGTGATGGTTCTTTTTCTACTGTGTTACCAGATCTCTCTGTTAAATATCTTGTATAAGTAAACGAGACAGTTACCTTAAGAAGTTGAGAAGAATCATAAGATACTGGTATTGAATTTATACTGATTGGATATGCTTGCATAAACTTATATTGTAAATATTGTCCAGCAAGGTCTCTTTCAAATTTATTAATAAACAAATTATCGGTTTGATAATCTTCTGGAAATCTAAATCTATAGTGAAAATTACGATATTCTAATCCTCTGTTTTCTTCCTCAACTGCAATATACTGCATCCATTTTTCAAAGAACCATAAGACATTATAATTACCATCAGATCTTCCGTGATCAACATAGAAAGTAAAATCTATACGATCATCATAAGTTCTACGATATGCATGTCTTTCTGTGACCCCAGTATAATCATCAGTGATCTCATTCGTCATAAAAGACGATCCAGGAAGAGATGCTTCGCTGCAAGATAAAGATATCAATTCTTTGTTAAAATAATAATCAAGTTTTTTATATGTTTTAATCCAATTAATAACTTTTTCGGGCGGATTAAACCAACACTGATAATGTGAAGTGAGTGCAGGACGAAGAAGTTTTTCTTTAATCTGAAAGTTTTTCTTTACAGATGGTGGAACATTAGCACCAAATGGCTGTGTAGAGGATCCACCATTACCAGGACTTGTCCCTGTTCCTGATGTAGTTGGAGATGGAACTTTAGGAACTCCTGGTGCTGGAAATGGTGCAGTTTCTGTACCTGGAGTTGGAGGTCCATAATATCCTGGTTTCTCATTTCCATAAGAGGAAGGTATAAATGAATCGACTGGTAATCGTACAGTCATCTATAAATACTTTTACTGTTATATTATGTATGCTGGAAATGGCGGAAAGCATTAAGAGTATCTACAAACCATCTTATCCAGAAAAATATCAAGGTGATGCGAACAACATCATTTGCAGAAGCAGTTGGGAACGCAAATTTTGTTATTACTGTGACCATAATCCAAGCATTATATCTTGGGCATCGGAAGAATTTTGTATAGGTTATGTGTCTCCTGTGGATGGTAGACCACATCGTTATTTTCCAGATTACTTAATTAAAGTTAAAGAACAATCTGGAAAAATAAAGACTTATGTAATTGAAGTGAAACCAAAGAAACAAACAGTTCCACCAAAACAAAAATCAAGAGTGACTAAATCATACTTGTATGAATGCAAAACTTATGCAGTTAATCAAGCAAAGTGGAAAGCAGCAGAAGAGTTTTGTAAGGATAGGATGATAGAATTCAAAGTCATCACAGAAGAGGAGTTGTTTAACTGATGTCGGAAGGTTTTGGTAAGTACGTAGGAACAGGAACTGTAAGAACCAAAGAACTTTTTCGGAGAATTGAAAGAGAAGGTGTCTCCGATCCTGAAGATATTATGCTAATCATTATGGATATTTTTAAGGAAGAAGTCTTATATCCAGAACCAGGAAAGTTTTATACCTTTCTTTACAATCCAAAAACACCAGAGATTGAGTACGACCAACATCCATTGATTGCTTGTACTTCCTTAGAGAAATGGGGGTTCAAAGGTATGAATTTTCATTGGAGACAATCACAGTATGGAAAATTCCGTCTAAATAAATAAAAACTCCTTATCAATGTCTCATACTCTACAAATAATTGAGATACTTAATCCTCTTGTAAGTAAGGAGGAGTTCTGATGGCGGGACAAAACTATACTTGGCAAGTATCTTCGCCAAATATTGGAACGGGAGTAGGTGTTATAAGTTCAACATATAATATAAATGGCAAAAATCCACTTACTACAATAACCGAAAATAATCCATCGGGTTATGTTAAAGTTTTTCCAAATAGTACTTCAACTAATTTTAATATCAAAAATCTTGAATATGCAATTCAGACTGATGGTAAAATAACTTATAGAGTTCAAGACGGAACACAAAGTCCACGACAATTTAATAGTCTTCAAGAACTAGCAGCTGGCCGAGGTAGTTGGGATGGAACAACTACTGAACAAGTTAAAACTCAAATGAATGGTATTTTATCAACAACAGCACAATCAAAAGGTATTACACCAACTTCACCAACACCACAAGGTCCAGATCAGCAAGCAGCAATACCAACAGGAAAAACAGAAACAGTTCCATCAATTGAAACAGTAACTACAGGTAAACAACTTAAAATAGCACCAGACTCTGGACTAACTTATCCTCTTAATAGAAAATCAACTCAAGACAGAATTAAGTTTCAAGCATATAAAATACTACCAAGAACTGGTCAAAGTCAAGTATCATCTGAAATAAATCTAAACTTTAAATTTGGACAAAGAAATTATGAAAGTGTAGATGGTCCGGTGTTCTTAGCAATTCAGGCAGGAATTAGTGACCAAAATAGTGTTGATTGGGGTCCTGATAGTGTAAATGCAATTGATGCTGCCTTATACAATGCATCAATAAATTTAATGCAATCGGATACTGGTCAAGAATTAGGAAACAAAGTTGGTGATCTAGCAGGTCAAATTCAAGGAAAACTTAGAAAGGAAGGAGGAAAATTTGGAAGATACCTTGCAGGACAAGCAGCAGGTATTAATAATGTACTTGCAAGAACTGATAATATTGTTCTCAATCCAAACCTTGAACTTCTTTTCCAAGGTCCTCAACTAAGACCTTTTAGTTTTCAGTTTAAAATGTCTGCAAGAGAAAAACCAGAAGCAGAGCAAGTAAAAAAAATCATTAAATATTTTAAATATCATATGGCTACTCGCCAAGAAACTACTGGTTTATTTTTAAAAGCACCAAATGTTTTTAAGATTGAATATCAATATGGAACATCAACTCCACATCCAGGATTAAATTTAATTAAAGAGTGTGCTCTTACAAACTGTTCTGTTGATTATACTCCTCTTGGAACATATGCAACCTATGAAGATGGAACTATGGTTGCATATACAATATCTCTTCAATTCCAAGAACTTACTCCAATATATGATACTGATTATGCAGCAATACCAGCAGCATCGCATCCAATAGGTTACTAAAATGACTAAACCATACTTCAGACAAGTTCCTAACTTTGAATACGTCTCCAGAAATCCAGGAGACAAATATATCTCTGAATATATTCCAGTCAAAAATCTTTTCAAGCGTGGAAAATTAAGAGAAGATATTTTTGCTAATCTCCAATTCTTTGAAAAGTATTCAATTATTGGTGATGAAAGACCTGATAATGTTGCTTATAAGTTTTATAATGATGAGACTTTAGATTGGGTAGTTCTTCTTTCAAATAATATTCTGAATATTCAATCAGAATGGCCAATGACTCAGAGAACTTTTGATCAAGTAATGTTAGATCGTTATGGTTCTTATGATAATCTATACAATGGTGTTCATCATTATGAAACTGAAGAGATTAAGAATTCTTTATGTATTACAGTTCTTAAAGGTGGTATCCAAATTAGTAAAGATAATCCTACTTGGAAAACTAACGGAAACTTTATTGAAGCAATTAACTCATCTATTACTAATATATCTGCAACAGAAGGTGCTGATGAATTAACTCCAAGTAAAACTGTGACGGTGTTTATGGAAAATCAAATACCAAATATTTCTCCAGGAAGTCAAGTCACTATAGATGGAGTATCAGAAAGAGAGTATAACGGACAACACATAGTTAATGAAGTTTACTTCAATGGATTTACTTATGAACTTCCAGAGATACCCAATATTATTAAACCAGTACTATCAACATCAAGAAGAGAACAAGTTATCTTTAGTTTAACTTCAAATTTTATAAACCAAAGTGGAGATTCTGCATATTATTATGAATACTGGGATGCTGGTCTTGGATATTCTACTTTAGTTCCTTCAAGTTCTTTCATAAAACCAATAACAAATTATGAGTATGAATTAAATCTTGAAGAAGCAAAAAGAAATATCTATGTTCTTAAACCAAGATACTTAAATGTAATCTTTAATGATATGGACGATATTATGCCATATAAAAAAGGTTCTCAGCAGTATGTCTCTGAGAACCTTAAGCGTGGTGATAATATTAGACTTTACGAATAATCACTCTTCAGCCAACTTTTGGAAGTATGAGAGTGCATCGTCCTCATCATCGTCAGAAGAAGTTGTAACGTTAGGAAGTGAAGGAGACTTAGAACGATTATAAGATTGTTCCAGTTCTTCCATTACTTTGGTCTCACGACTTACGGGAGCACTGTAAGATTCGTACTCATCCTCTTGTTCAACTACTGCGCGAGACTGTGTAGGAGTAGTTGTTCCACCAAGTCCAAGAACCATATTCATCCGACGCTCAAGTTCTTCATAGGACTTGAATTGATCAGGAGCAGTTACTGCAGATAGAGAATACTCTTTCTTCCAAAGTGCTTCCAGAGCATCATCATCGTCCAGTAGAGGTGCTACGCGATCAAACTCAGACTTATCGTAGTTCCAATAACCATCCTTCTTCACGATCTTGATCTTGAAGTTAGCACCCTGCCAGAAATCAAAAGGATTGATCGGATCTTCATCATCAAA